GACTTAACAAGTTTGAATCCCCTCGCATGGTACAGAATGGGAGATAATGGGGATTACAAATCTCCACAATGGCTAATACCTAACAATGAGAACAAAGATAAAGTTTCTAATTATAGTTTTGAGTTTGACGGGATAGACGATTATATTAATTGTGGAGATAGTGATAACTTTAGCTTTGGAAATGGTACAACAGATTCTCCCTTTTCTGTTTCAACTTGGATTAATTTAAATAGCTCAGTAGCTAATAGTGTTATTTTTTCAAAAGATTACGGAATCCCAAATAGAGAGTATGCTATTGGATTTTTCAATTCATCAACTAACATTAGATTCCTTATTAAAAGTCAAGGCGGCAACAATCAACAAAGTATTGATTCAACGACATCTTTATCTTTAAATACTTGGTACAATGTTATTTGTACTTATGATGGAAACGGTGGAAACAATGCAGCAGATGGAATGAATATTTACATAAATGGTGTGTTAGAAACACCGACAAACATAGTAAAACAAAGTTACGTTGCAATGAGTAACACAACCGCACCCGTTAACATAGGTAGATATGGAGCAGCTCCTGCTCTTTCATCTGCAAAAGTTGACGAAGTTTCTGTTTATAATACTGAACTTTTGCAAGCCGATGTTACAGGCATCTATAACGGTGGAAAACCTACAACAATAAGCGGAGCAGTAGCGCATTGGAGAATGGGCGAAGAAGCTACTTTCAGCGGTGGTGTTTGGACAGTACCCGACCAAATTGGAAGCAATGATGGAACATCAAATGCTATGACTATTGAAGATAGAGTTGGCGATGCACCAAGTTCAGAAAATAATGCTTTGTCTTATAATATGGACTTAGTGGACAGAGTAACAGATGTACCAACTTAATTATTTTATAGATTATGTTAAACTACAATATATTTATTAATAAAGAAAAGAATTAATCATGGCAAGTATATTATCTAAAACCGGAATGGCTGACGGAAGTTTAATTACCGCAGCACAATTAACTCAATCAATTGATGCATTTACCGCAGCACATGCATATAATATATACATTTCTGGATCTGTATTACATACCGGTTCATTTGAAGTAACCGGAACTGCATCTGCAGACTATCTTTCTACCCCACAAGGAAATATAAATGCATTAACATCATCATATTCAATCTCATCATCATACTCAGTAACATCATCTCACGCAATAACATCAGTAACTGCTAGCCATGCATTATCTGGTACAGGAAGTTTTGCTGGTAATTTATCAGGAACATTAACAACTACCGCTGGATATATAACATTAACTAATGTTTCAGAAAGTTTACATTATAATACAGATGCAGCAGCAGGTGTTGGTGGAGTGCCACTCGGAGGGTTATATAGATCTGGTAGTTTAATAAAAATTAGAATGTCTTAGGATAATAAATTTTTTTTTATTATATTATAATTAAAAGGTTATTAAATGGAAACTATAAAACTAGAACAAACTCATTTAGAAAAAATAAATGAATTTAGAGAACAGTATGCAGAATTCAATACTAAAATTGGTGCTGTAGCTACCGATGAATATATTGTGTCTGAGCAGTTAAATGAGATTAGAAAAACAAAAGAAGAATTTTTTACGGAACTAAAAAATATAAAACAAAAAGAAGAAGAATTCATTGATGAATTGAGAGAAAGATATGGTGATGGTCAAATTAATATTCAAGATGGGACGTTTACCGCAATATCACAACCTGTTTCGTAGTTTAAAGATATATTTATAAATAAATAAAATTATATAGGAGTAACTTAAATGGCTGAAAGAATCGTATCGCCTGGTGTTTTTACCAAAGAAAAAGATCAATCATTTTTATCACAAGGAGTTAGAGAGATAGGTCCTGCAATTGTTGGAACAACATTAAAAGGTCCAGCACTAATTCCAACTACTGTTAATCAATCAGAATTTAATGCAACATTCGGTGGATATACAGAAGATTCATATTTACCAATTGCAGCAAATGAATATTTTGAAAATGCACAGGGTGGAGTCATGACTGTAACAAGATTACTTCACAAAGGAGGATATCGTTTAAAAAATGGTGTTTTGTGTGTAATTGCAGAAAGTGGTTCAGCTAGTTATGTAACGCATGTATTACATCCAGCACAAACAGTAAATTATGTAGCAGCAACTGCCGATACAGATGATGTATTTGAAAAATCAAAAATAGTATCGGGAGAATCAGGAAGTTTTAGATTATTATTATCTGGTTCTTATTCAATTGATTCGACAGTACCAGGATATACAGGATATGATATTCCAATCGTGAATGGCACAGCTGGATATATTAGTATGTCAATACAAACATCTGATTATACAGATGAATTAGGTAATATTGTACCTCCAATTGGAGAAGTATTTGACGAAACATATAAAACAACAAAATATCCAGCATATATACAATATAAAAACCCATTAGGATTTAATTTGTTTAGTAACCCAGGACATATTACTATGTCATTAGGAATACTTCCAGATAGTCAAAATTTAACAGATTATAGTGTAGCAACTACACCATGGATTACATCACAAAAAAATAATGATATTGTTAGTAACTTATTTAGGTTCCATACACTATCACATGGTACCGCAGAAAATTATGATATGAAGATTGCAGTAACTAATATTATTCCAGGTACTGATAATGGTGATCCGGATGGTTATGCTTCATTTAGTGTTATTGTAAGAAAAGTTAATCAAACCCTTTTACCAAATAGCCCATTTAGAAATGAAGATCAAGCATTAGTAGATTCTGATGATGGTACACAAGTAGTATTAGAGCAATTTAATAATTTAAATTTAAATCCTGATTCGGTTAACTATATAGCTAAAAAAATAGGTACTCAATATAGAACAATAGACAGCGACGGTAAAATTACCGATAATGGAGATTACAAAAACAATTCTGCATATATAAGAGTTGAAGTACCTACATCAGTTGAAAAGAAAACTATTAATTCGGTTAATTTGCCGTTTGGATATGCAAATTTAGCATCTCCACTACAGCAATCAGGTTCGGCTGCAGAAGGAAAGAATTTAGAAAAACCAATATTTAAAATAAATCAATCCGATTCATTAGGTAACTTCAATGAAAATTTCTTATTCGGATTTGATTATACAGATGCACATAATTTAACTTATCTAGCTCCACTTCCAAGTAGTGGTTCTACAATTGGTTCTGGTTCAGAAGCATTTTATTTAGGTGACATGAATCAAGACCCAGGAGCAGCCTTTGGAACTATGCCAAGTGGAGATACACCATATACTGCATCATTAGGAGCTGCGTTAGTAGCTGGAACATTTTCTAGTAACATTAAAATATCATCTAGGCAATTTGTTGTTCCATTCCAAGGAGGCTTTGATGGTACAAGACCAAATCTACCAAAACTATCAGGGGAGAATATAAAAAGTACAAACACATTTGGATTTGATTGTAGTACTGCTGACGCGGCTGGTACAGCTGTTTATAAACAATCATTTAATGCATTGAGTAACACAGATTATTTCGATATTAATATGTTATTAACTCCAGGAATATTGCATTCACAACATCCATCTGTTACTAGCCTCGCAAGAAACTTAGCATTGAGAAGGCAAGATACATTTTATGTTATGGATACAAATACATTAACAGAAAATATATTAACTACTACTAACAATGTTAATTCTTTAAATTCTAATTACACTGCAACTTATTACCCATGGTTGAAGCGTTTCGATGGAAGTAATAAAGATATTTGGTTACCACCATCAGTATTAGTAATTGGAGCGTTAGCTAAAAATGATAGATTAAAATCACCATGGTATGCACCTGCTGGTTTAAATAGAGGTGGTTTAAGTACTGTAATACAAGCATATGATAATTTATCTCAAGCAGATAGAGATGAGTTATATATTGCTAGAGTTAATCCAATCGCAACATTTCCTAATCAAGGAGTATGTGTTTGGGGACAAAAAACATTGCAAGACAGACCAAGTGCATTAGATAGAGTAAATGTTAGAAGATTATTAATTACCGTTAAAAAATTCATATCATCTGCTACTAGATTTTTAGTATTTGAACAAAATACCACAGCAACCAGAAATAGATTTTTAAGTATTGTTAATCCATATTTAGAAACTGTAAAACAAGAACAAGGATTGACTGCATTTAGAGTTGTAATGGATGGAACAAATAATACTCCAGATTTAATTGATCAAAACATATTATATGGTCAAATATTTTTACAGCCTACTAGAACAGCAGAATTTATTTTGTTAGACTTTAATATTCAACCAACGGGAGCAGCATTCCCAGAATAAAAATTAAAGTATACAATATTTATATAAAAAGGAATAAAAGAAAATGGCCATACAACAAAATTTACCAGGTGTAGATAATAATGAATTATTTGATCAGGCATTTAACTGGGAACCTAAATACGCCAATAGATTTATAATGTATATGAATGGAACTGATATTCCTTCATATTTAGTAAAAGCAGCTGCTAGACCGTCAATGACAAATGGGGAAATTGTTTTAGATCACATAAACATTGATAGAAAAGTTAAAGGAAAATCTAGATGGAATGATATATCAATTACATTATATGATCCTATAGTTCCTTCTGGAGCACAAGCAGTAATGAATTGGATAAGAGAACATCATGAATCATTAACTGGTAGAGATGGTTATTCTGCAGATTATAAAAAGCAAATCACATTTAATTCATTATCGCCGTCAGGTGAATTCATTGAAGAATGGACATTGAATGGGGCATTTATTTTAGATTCAAACTTTAATGCAATGGATTGGGGCAACGAAGAAGCGGTAACAATTGAAATGACATTAAAATATGATTATGCAGTATTACAATATTAATATTTAATTATAGGTATAATGGGAGTAGTTTACTCCCATTTTTACTGTTAACTAATATTTATAATAAAGTTATAAAGGAATAAAATGGCAAAACACACCGATCGTTACAATGACGAACATATAGTAAATATAGCTAAACAAAACTATGAATCTTCGCAACGAAGTACATTACCAACAGAAATTGTTTATTTACCAAGCAAAGGAAAGATATATCCAAAGAGCAGTCCTTTGAGCGAAGGAAAGTTAGAAATGCGATATATGACCGCATATGATGAAGATATATTAACAAATACATCATATTTACAAGATGGAGTTATAATAGATAAACTATTAGAATCATTAATTGTTACCAATGTAAATATCAATGACGTTGCATTAGTAGACAAAGATGCATTAATAATATCAGCAAGAATTGTTAGTTATGGAGCTAAATACCCAGTAACAGTAACAGACCCAATGACTGGTAAAACATTAAACAGAGATGTTAATTTAAAAGAATTAAAATATAAAGAATTCGATATCGATACTGATGATGCTGGAGAAATTATATATAAATTGCCATCTGGTACTGTTTTAAAATATTCGTATATATCATCTGGAAATCAAAAAGATATTGATGAATCAAAAGCTGTTTCTTCTTTTTTAACTAAAGTAATTAAACAAGTAGACGAATCTAGAGAACCGTCGGCAATTGAAGATTTTATAAAATATAAATTTCTTATACAGGATTCGAAAGCCTTCCAAGAACATGTTCTAAATAATTCTCCTGGTGTACATTTTGAATATGAATTCGAAGGTGAAGATGGAGGCACCTTTACTGCCGGGTTTCCGCTTGGATCAGACCTTCTTTGGCCTTAAGCCAAGTGATAGACCAAAACTTCATGATCTTATATTTGACTTAGTTTGGGTAGGCGAAGGTCGATGGGACTGGAATACTATATATAATATGCCTGTTTTCCTTAGGAATTTCTATGTTAAAAAAATCAATAAAATGTCCGAAGATCGAAAACAACAACAACAACAGACTCAACAACGATCGAAAACTTCTGGAAAACCAATCACAAAACCTCCTTTCTAAATATTTATATAAAATAAAGGACGTTTAATGAACGATGTTTACAATTACATATTAATTCGAGATTTAAAAAAATTACCAAAGCACGGACAAGCTGGCGATATCGAAAAAGCCTTTAAAGGAGGCTTAAATTCTCTAGAATTAGGAAAAAATCTACAAATTCTTGACGAATCACAAAAAACAGCTGAAAAACTAATAAAATCATTAAGTACTTTAGAAGCACGTGCATTAGGAATCCAACGAGGATTTAACTTAACAACCAAGGAAGCAAAAGAGTATTCCATTGCGCTCGATAAAGTAGCAGTAGCACAAGGCATAAATGGTAGATTAGCAAAACAATATATTGCAGATCTAGGAAAAGTTTTACCCGGTCAAATTGCAAATATAAAGGCTAATAAAGCATATAATACAGAATTACAAGTTACAAATGACGTTCTTAGGAATAAATTAAAATTGGATGCTAAACAATCATTTTCTATTAGAAAATTTGCAAATGCACAAGGTAAATCAGTTGCACAAATAATAAAAGCAGCAAATGAAGTAAACAATAAGTTAATAGAAGAAGAGGGATATGCAGGCGGATTATATGATATACTAGCAGAAATAGGTAATTTAAATAACAATATAGCTATACAATACGGGCAAGGAATTCCAGAACAGTTAGAAAGATCTGTAATTGCTGCAAAGAAATTTGGGTTAACATTGGATGATTTATATAAATCTGGTGAAAAAATGTTAGATATAGAACAAATGACTACTAAAGCAGTTGAATTCCAAATATTTACTGGTAAAAAATTAGAAGGACAAAAATATAAAAATATTGCAGCTTCATATAACCAAGCTACTATTGAAGGAGATAATTTAAAACAACAAGATATACTACTAGATCTTGTTAGAAGTCAAGGAAAGATCTTAACTGGAGCAAACTTCAAGGCTAAACAAGCGTTAGCAGATAGCGTTGGCTTAACAGTGGAGCAACTCCAGGAAATATATACAAGAGATATAGAATATGCAAAAATCAGTACTGATGCACTTGCTAGAATAGAAGATGAAAGCGATGAGGCTTTCGAGAAAAGAAAAAAACAATACAAGGAAGAACGTAAACGTAAAATAGATGAAGATTTGGAGAAACAAAAACAAGAACTTGCGGATGTACAAGCTATTGGAAAAGAACGTTCTACTCAAACTACTCTTGAAAAATATGAGGATCAACGAGAAATAGTTAAAGACAAAAAAGTAATGGATTTTGCCTCGCGCGAGAAAGATTTAACTCCAGAAGAGTTACTAGAAGGCGGCAAGAAGGTAATTGATTTAATAAGCAAAGGCCTTGAAACAGTATCTATTGCAACAAAAATTGCAAACCTGTATGGAACATTTACATTTACAACAGATGCACTTAAAGGGCTTGCAACTTCACTGATTAAAGTTGGAGGAGCATACGATGACGAGGATACATCAGGTGGTAGCAACACTACTGTCGAGAACCAACGCGACGCATTTATCCGAGTAAATGATGCCATAATGTTTGATCCAAATGATAAAATTAATATAATGGCATCAACAAGTCAAGGTTCATTAGATAAAGCAACTGCTAATATGGGAGGAGGCTCATCAAATAACACTTCTAATATAGGTCAACAAGTAGCAAATGCAATAGCTGGTATGTCATTTGTTGTTAACAATAGTTTTAATGGAGAAGATATAATAACGCAAATGGAAATAATCCAAGAAAATCAAATGAACGCTTAAGGAAATATATGCCAATAATATATACAAATACAAACCCATATCAACCTAACGGATATACCCCAATTCAATATGGAACAGGAAATGGTGTTGTTGGAAATACTTTCATGACAAATTTTCCTTATCAAGATAATGGATATGCTCCAGTTCAAGTAGGTATTGGTACACTGCCGACACCATATACTGTTGATACAACTCAAGTAGGTACTAGTACACTTCCGACACCATATACTGTTGATACAACACAATATGGCAAACTACCCGGCCCAGGAAATTCATTTTATAATACATACCAGTATAGTGACAACATTGATACAACTCAAACAGGGTTTAGGATAGGACCTAGAAACGAATATTATAATACATCCCAGTATAGTGACAACATTTCACCGAATCAAGGATCTGAAGAATATGCAGATTGGAGAACTCAATTTCCATTATTAGAAAAAATATATAGAGAACCAAAAGTACTAAGAACATATACTAAATTTCCAAATGCAGGAACATTTTATAATTTGAATTCGAAAGAAGGCGTTGCTGAATCAGACAATGATGTTAATCTACTTGCAGCCGGCTTAACATCTGCAGGATTAGGAGTTGTTGGTAATTTAATCTCTGGGGGTTCTAAAAAAAATGATTATAAATTATTGCCAAAAGATAAAATAGAAAAAATACAAAACCTACCGTTTCAATATCAAGATTATCGTCAACAAATTGGCCAATTTGGAATTGATACTAGAAAAGATGGAGCTTCTGCAGCTATCAGAAAATCTGCTACCGCAGTAGCATATGCCGCTGCATCACTTGCACCAGGTGGCGCATATAGTGTTTTCAATTTGGAATCTAGATATGGTTTTGGTAGTTATACTGGATATAATACTCCGGCGAAACAAGATTTTACGTTACGAAGTAGAGTTGCAACTATTTGGAAAAATGGTGCCGGTACAACGGACGACGGCACCCCGGTACCAGGCGGATGGAAACAAACAATTAATCCTATAGAATTAGCTACACAATTTAGAGGAGATAAAGTCAATGTTATTGATTTTAAACAAGTAAAAGATACTTCAGAAATTTACAAATGGTTGCCGCCAAGTGAATTCGAGGCAATCAACGACTTTATAGGAACTATACCATCAGAATTAGGAATAGGAACAACAAGTGATCTTATTAAATTTTATTTTACTGGTCCAAAACTCATGGCAAATGGAGCTGGTGGAAAAACAGATGACGTTTTAGTATTTAGAGCTATAATAAGCTCAATGAACGATAACTTTTCTGCAGCATGGAATCCAGTAAAATATATTGGACGAGCAGATCCAAATTATACCTATCAAGGATATGGTCGTCAATTTGACGTAAGCTTCACGGTATATGCTTCATCTAGAGATGAATTAAAACCAATGTATCGTAAATTAAATTATTTAGCTTCATATACAGCTCCTACATATTCTAACAATACGATAGTAATGCAAGCTCCATGGATGCGAATAACAGTTGGAGATTTATTAGTACATCAGCCAGTTGTATTAACTAGTTGTAATTATACCTTTGTAGATGCTGATACTACATGGGAAACAAATTTAGTAAAAGATCCAACTATGATGCAAGTTCCTTTCAAAGTAGATGTAAATTTACAATTCAATGTTATAACAGATTATTTACCACAAAAAGGTGGAAGAATGTATACATTGGCTAAAGAATTTGAAGACAACGGCAAACCTAAAACAGGAAATAATAATTGGTTAAGTGATGCAAAAGATTTAATTCCTAAAAAAGCTAATTCTGAGACTAAAGCAAGCCAACAAGAAGATGAAAAATCAGGAAATGCAGGGTCTACAGATTCATTTAACTCTTTCTTAAGAGATGGACTTGATTCAGCGGCAGCTGCAGACGCAGCTGGTAATATAAATATATCTAATTTAGGTTAGCACCAATATTAGAATAACATAAAGTATTAATATGCCAAGTAGATATCAAAATTCAAATATAATAAAAGACAATAAAGGTAAACGAAAATTATCAACTACAATATTACCAGTAGTGCCAATATCTGATTCAGATATTTTCATAATAACTAAAGGTATCGAGCGGCTTGACAAGTTAGCATTTAATTTTTATGATGATGCAACATTATGGTGGATTATAGCAGAAGCAAATCGATTGCCAAAAGGAACATTATTTATTAAATCTAATACAAGATTACGAATTCCACCTGCAGGAAATATACAAGAATTAATAAGTCAAGAAAATAAAGAACGATGAGCAATATATTTTACTCGCAAGTTAACAGTAAGTTACAAAAAGAATTAGAATTACGAGCAAGAGCTGGTAAAACAAGTCGTAGTACAGAAGAATTAAATTATATGTTAAGTAAAACTACAAATGTAGAATTAATAGCATATAAAGGAGACGAAGTAAAAGAAGATCAGATAAAATATACATTAGGTGGTAGTACAACAAGGCAAAATGATTTTTTACCAAGTGGTACCCAAGGATATCTAACTAAACAATCTACTAGACCTGGCCCGGTCATAACAGGATGCACAGTAAACATAGCAGATAACGCACAATTTCAAATAAATACATCAACTATAAATATATTAATACAAGATCCAGCTGATTTAGATTTAATAGAAGAAACATTTTTTAAACCTGGTCGTGTTGTTAAATTAGTAGCACAATATCATAGATCTGGAATATTAAGTGAAGACACGGAATTAGCAACAGATGAATTTGTAACGTCATATAGAATTCTAGAAAATGAATTTAAAGACTCTAATCCTGGTTTAATTGACGAATTTTTTCAAATGGATAGGGTAGTATTTACTGGATTAATTAATTCATTTAATTTAAAATATAATGAAGATGTAACAATATCAGTTACATTAAATATAACTGCGACTGCAGGGACATATCCATCAGCTGAAATGTTTATAACAAATACTAATATTCCAACTACTACAGATGAAACTGCGGTTTCAGAAGGAGCTGCTAAAAATTTTTATGAAATTCTAAATGAATATGTAAATAATAAAATAGATGATAAAGTAACTGAAAGTGAAATTATAATCGATAGTAGTACTGACAAATCAATTTTACATGGTCGAATGCAAGCCAAAGATGAATATAATAGATTAATAACAGTTGGCTTATTAATCGACCGATTAAATGAATATATTGGAAAGCAAATAACCAATAATACTACTACTAAAAATCCATTATTATTTTGCACTGACGAACTTTGTTTTAGTAATTATTATGAACATTTAGTATCAGCAAATCCAGCTAGGATATTACTGTGGCCAGGTACGAATAATTCGGTTAATACAAATTATTATACAGAAGACCCAAAAAATATAGAAACAGGAAAACGAGTATATACTGAGATTAAAGCTGAAACACCAGGATATTATTCCCAAGAAAAGAATTCATTACTAGGTCATCCGTCTAGAATTTATATCAGCATGCAAGTAATTAAAGAAATTGTAAATCGGTTAACAGATGCAGCTACAGAACAAAAGCCATTTACCGTAAAAAAATTCTTAAAAGAAGTTTCATTTGAAATTGGAAAACATACTGGTTTTGCAATATATTTAGCATTGATACAACATCCAGAACTACCAAATGCATTGTTATATTATGATACAAATTATTTAGGTAATTTAGATCAAGATGCAGCATTTACAATTCCAGTTTTTTCTAGAGAAGGTCAAGGAACTATTGTTAGAGATTTCAAATTAGACCTTGAATTGCCAGCAGCATATAAGACTACATTGTTAGGTTTTGGAGGACTTAAAGCTCCAACAAAAAACACTTCATATAATCCATGGCTATTTAGTGACACCGACGAAGCTCGTAAAAAATCAGCTGAGGAATATAAAACGTTTCATACTGATAATTTAAATGAATTAAATAACAGTAAATTACAGGTAGGTAAAAACTTAGATAATACTGAACGGCAAATCTCATTACAAAAAGCATTATTAGGATATATTGCATATCCAACATCTGATATCAAAGATACAACAAAATTTCAGAGGCCAATATGGCCATTGAATTTAGAATTTACAATCGATGGTATTAACGGATTTAAATATGGAGATGTTTTATTTTTTGAAGGCCTGCCGAAAAGATATAATAACCAATTTGTTTTTTGTATTAAAAAAATAAAACATACAATTTCAGACGCAGGCGAATGGACTACAACTATTTCATGTTGGTCCAGAACGAGAATACAAGAGGTATAGTAATGAGAAAAAAGGTATATTATTTAAAAGATGAAATAACAAATAATTTATATACATCTGGTAGCGAATGGATGTTAGAAGATAATACTGAATATATAGGACTATATCATTCTTATATTACTGGAGAAGTATATACTCAACCTAAATGGAATTTATTAACATCAAAAAAGTTAATAAAATTTAAAAATATTATACAAAATAATTCAGAATATACTACATTAAAACCAAATATTAAAACAAGGTATGAATTAATAAAAAATATTATTCCGGAGATAACAAGTAAAAATATTAAAGATGGATTTGTAACAAGATATATCATACAAAATGTTTCATCTAAAATAATATATGAAGTAAATGCTGATCAATTCGAATTATATACTACAAATGAAATTGATACTAATTTATATATGGGAGTTGTTATTAATTGGTTTATAACTGGCATAAGATTTAATTCAGAATTAAATACTAATAATACCAACGTAATAACAAAAACCGTTTCTCAAAAAAATTTAGAACAAATTATAACTGCTTCTAAAACTATTACCAATCTGCAAAATTATTTCACTAACTTAGAACAATTTTATTCTGACAATACATTTGTAGCTGTCCCTGATATTAATGGTTTAAAATAACTTGGATTTCTGTAAATTATTTATTATTATATTATTGTATGATAATAGATGATATAGATGAATTAACTATACTATTTGAGAATATAAAATCAGAAACTACATTACTAGTACCAGTATTAGCAGATCATTATGATCATCCATCTGTAAATAATATCTCATGTATATATGTATATGTAAATGGCATAACAGAGTGCATCGTTCCTATACATCATACTGAACAAATCCGCGGCTTTAAAGAACATCTACAACAATTTCTCGAGCTAGAATCTATATTTGTTCATGACAAAAAGTTATGGTTACAAATGGGCGGAAATAATACTGTTTATGATGTTAAGACATTGTGGTGGTATACATATGGAGAATCATATGATGAAAATCATTATTACACAACTGCTCATAATTTTTATTGGAGAAGACATACTGTTTTAAAAAATGTAAATGCTGTAATTCCTATGATGACTCATTTAACAATGTGTCAGAAAATACGTAAATATGCATGGCCAATGATTATTAATTCAAAATTGACTGAGTCATATAAACAATTTAATATGATATATCCAAAAATATTTGCTAACATTGAATCTAACGGAATGCAAGTTAATGATTCTTTTAAAATGAAAGAATTAATTACAGAGGGACGGGTTTATTCAAATTATCATTATCATACAACTACAGGTCGTCCCTCAAATGCATTCCGTGGATTTAATTTTGCAGCAATGAACAAACAAGATGGCACGAGAGATGCATTTTGCAGTAGATTCGAAAATGGAGCATTAGTTGAATTTGATTTTGATGCATATCATGTAAGATTAATTGCTAGACTAATTAGTTATGAATTACCTAAAGAATCTATACATACGTATTTCGGAAAATTTTATTTTGATACTGATACATTAACACAAGAACAATATGATCAAAGTAAACAAATAACATTTAGATTGTTATATGGTCATATAGAAAAAGAATTTTTAAAGATTCCATTTTTTAAACAAGTAAATGATTTTGTTTGTTCACTATGGAATAAATGGAAACAGACTGGGTATATACAAACACCAATATTAAAAAGGCAGTTAAGCAAAGATAGTTTGTCTGATATGAATCAAAATAAATTGTTTAATTATTATTTGCAGGCTCTAGAAACAGAATTTACTGCAAATCGATTAAATCAATTATCACACTTACTAAAAGAATATAAAACATGTATAACATTGTATACATATGATTCTGTATTATTTGATGTTCCAATTCAGGAAGCTAAACACATATTGCCAAAAATAAAATCAGTATTAGAAGGCAATGATTTTCCGGTTAAATGTAAAGTAGGCAATATTTATAGTAAAATGAGTGATATCAAGTTATGATAGATAAAATTATAAATGAATGGACATACCAATTGGATTCGGGATATCCAACGAAAGAATCAGATTATGAAGTACTTCGTTCTGTTTTAAAAGAAACTAATATGCTTTCTGAACAAGAAATTAATAATACTGTACAAAAAGCCCAAGGTATATTTGAATCTACAGAAAACTCAAAACGTATTTCAGATGATATAAGAGCATTACCAGATGCCGGACAAAATCCAATATATGTTGCTACGGATAGCCAAATTATTATTAATAATTTTAATAAACGATCTAAAGAATTTAAATTGGCAACTGCAGAATATCTAAGTGATAATAATATAAACAGTGATATATCAAACGGATTTCAAAATTTAACAATAGACGTTCCACAAGAAGATTCAAATAGTTATTTTAATAATGCCGATCAGTTTGTAGAATTTATAATGTCAGAATATGCAATGGAAGGCCAGCAATTTTTAGGATTGCCATTATTATTTGAAAAAATAAATAAATCTCCAAATAAAGACAAAATATTTTCATTAATTACCGATCTAGATAAAAAACCATTGAAGTCAGGCGATTATAAAATACAAGGCACAGACGCAGAATTATATCAGTTAATTTCAGACACAATAAAAGTACCAAACGGACATTATTCAGAATTATGGTTTGCAATAAAATTTAATGGAGAAGTTAAAGGAGGAGTTGCTGGAGATAGTATAGTATCCGATATTGACGTAGGAGCAGATGGAGTTTCTTTAAAAGATTATAATAAAATTTCAACCGTAGACTTTGGTAACTTAACAGCTGATACCGCTTTACTATTAAAAATAGCAGTTAATTCATTTGAAATGTTAACTGGTATGCAAATTAATAAATCAATGACTCGGGATTCAATTAATGCAGTTTTAGATAATCTAGATTCGGATGAATTGCGCAATGATATTAAGGGATTGATACAAATATCGAAAGACACAGAAATAAAAGTTATACGAAGATTTGTTGATAAATTACAAAGATTTATGCCAGATGGTAATCCTGAGAGAATTGTTGAAAACTTTTGTGAACAATTAAATGAAACAATTAAATCAAAATTATCAGACGGAAATGTCAAATGGTGGGGTATTATTAGTGGAGGAACATTGCATTTAAAAACTAGTAACGAAGTATATCAAGCTCTTAAATGTCAAAACAATAGAATTTCATCAGCTGTTAGTAATTTTAAAGGATTTCATTTATTTGTTAATGGTAATAGAATTAATGCAATTGTTAAAGATATAAGAGCAGCACAGGTATAAGGATAACAAGTGAGAACTCAACTATTGTGTACATTTGCACATAAAACGAATTTAGATATTGTTATAGAATATATTAAACAAAATTTTGAAGTTCCAGAAAAACGAATATTTGTATTTTCTAACTATGATAAAAAAACTGAATTGTATTGCACATTTAATGCAGAAAATAACGGACATAGAGGTAAAAATACAATTTCAATACATAGAAAAAAAGAAACAAATACATTGTACACAGTTAATGCATTAAATGAAGTTATTAAAGATTTAAATAATGGAATACTAGATAAATCAATGATAATTAATTGGGAAAATTTTGAAAATTCATTCCTATTAACAAC